TGAAAACGGATCGGGCTCTGGGCCGTCGCAGTCGTAAGCCTCCTTCTCGAAATCGCGCCGCCCGAAATGCCGGCGAGGCGGTGCGTCATCGGGGTTCTCGCGTTCCCAGAACGAATCGAAGCCGGCCGGGTAGTTACTCACGCCTGCACCTCCACCACGAGCGATCCGCAGTGCAGCATGAACGCGGCCTCGGCCTGTGCCCGGCTGTCTGCGGCTGCATCGAGCCCGTCCTCGGCCTCCTCGATGAGGGTGCTGCTGTTAGTGCCAGCAGCCTTGCCGAGAACCCGATGGCATGCGGCCTCGTGGCGGTATGCCCGGCTCAGGGTGCGTGCCGCGTCCAACTGAATGCGGGTCAGGCTGATGACCCGGGCAGGTGCGAGCACGGCGTCGAGGCACGCCCGGAGCATCCGCTCCACGGTCGGCCTGCCGTCGCCCTCTGCGTTGCTGCTGCGGTCGTTCACGAGTTGGTCTATGGTTCCGTTCACGCTGGTGTCTCCTGCGGTCTTGCCGCGTTTGGGTGTCTCGTTTTCCTGCGTTGAAGGTGCAGGGCAGGCCGCCCCTCCGGGGCGGCGAGCCGAGCATCTTTAGGCCGCGTGCGCCCACGAAACCTTCGTGTTGAACTTGCGGCCATCGAACTTGATCTCGTAGGTTCCTGCAACCGAAGTGAGGGCGCAGTAATCGGGGACACACGCCAGCATTTCGATCACGACGCTGCTGATCCAGCCCTTGCGCGACATTCGCACCTTCACGGAGCGAACATCCGTTGCAAACCACTTGTTCGAAAACAACTGAATGCGATCCAGCATCATTCGCGCATAGAAGGGATCAGAGGTCTTGGCCAGGATGCTCGTGCGCACCATGTCATCAATTCGATTGTTGCTGCTCGTCATTTGTGTCTCCTCGGCCTACCGGGCCGTGCGGTGTCCCCGCCCCGGGGACGCATTCACGATACCCCATTTTCGGCTAGGTGCAAGGGGGAACTAGAGGAAATCCGGAGGATTCCCGAAATAGTGCCGGGAACCCCGTTTCTACGCTTCCACGGGCTATTTCGGAAATCTGGAGGAAATCTGTAATGTGGGCTTGCATTCCTGCCGATATCGGGTACAAGTAACAAAACCGACGGCGCAAGCCCCACCGTCCCTCCGGGGGCAGAACGGCCTGCACCTTCGCAGGAGAAACGAGACACCATGACAAAGCAGCAAGGACTCGCCAGCGCGTTGCTGGCCGCACAGCAAGCCCTGCCGAGCGTCGGCAAGGACAGCCAGTTCAAGAGCCAGTCTTACGGCTACGCCTACACAAGCAGCGAAACCATGATCGCCGCGTGCCGGGAAGTCCTGCACGCCGCCGGCCTGACGCTTCGCCGGGCTGGCTGGAAGTTCGACGGCACGCCGGAGGGCGGCGGGCTGGTCACGAGCCAGTTCATCCTGACGCATGCGGCGACCGGCGAGAGCGTCGCGGATGAGGTCGCGTGGGTGGCGGTGCCCAGGGGCCAGCAGCCCATCGACAAGGCGGTGGCGGGTGCCCTGACGGCCAGCCTCGGTTACTACCTGCGGGATCTCCTGCTCGTGCCCCGCGAGGATGAGAACGAGATGGACAAGAGGGATGACAGCGCCTATCAGCCCCGCAAGGCTCCTGCACCGGCTCCCCGGCCGGCCCCGGCGCCTGCACCCCGCCAGACGCAGCAGGATGCCCCACGGGCGGTTCCTGCCCCCAAGGCGGCTCCGACCCCGCCCAAGGCCACGGAATCGACCACGGAGGCTTCTAGCGGCCCCATGCGGGAGGTTATCGGTAGCCGTCCCCCGGCTGCGGCCGCGTGGCGATCTGAACCCCTCCGCATCCTGAAGGCGGTCAAGTCTGACAAGCCGACCAAAAACGGAAGCACGCGGTGGGCGATCCTGTTCCAGACTTCGGGCGATGACACATGGGCCAGCACCTTCGACGGCGATGTTGCCGACGCGGCCAGCGAGGCACGCGATGCGGCGGTCATGGTCGAGGCTCTGGTTGCGGATGGTCAATACGGCTGGACGCTGTACGGGCTCCGGTGGCCGGAGGTACCATCGGCTGCACCGGCCCCGCAGCCCGTCGAGGTCGCAGAGGAACACATTCCGTTCTAATCCCCCGGAAGGGTTCGGCGGTTGACGCAAGTCCCGCCGAGCCTTCCATTTCATCCACACGAAAGGAAACCATGAGCGCACTCACACGCATCTACGAAGCAACGGAAGCCACGAAGAAGATCGAGGATCTGATCGCGGCCAGCGAGGAGAACGGCGGCGACATCAGCGAGATCGTCACCGTGCTGGATGAACTAGCACGCACGGCGGAATCACTCCCCGCCGCGATTGACGATCTGCTCTCGCTCACGCGGGAGATCGAGGTCCGGGCCGAGGCCCGCAAGGCGGAAGCCGACAGGCTCCGGCAGCGAGCGAAGCGCGACGAGGCCATCGCCGCATGGTTCAAGTCGCAGGTGTTGCGGATCATGCAGGCAGAAGGGTTCAAGAAACTTGAAACTCCACGCTGGAAGGCGACAGTGGCGACGCCCGGCGGCAAGCCGGCGCTGGAGGTGTTCGATGATGTCCCCGAGGAGTTCATGCGGGAGATCGTCACCCGCGAGATCGACAAAGACGCGATCCGCTCGGAGTTGGAGGCTGGCAAGACGCTGCCCTTCGCCCGGCTGGTCGAGAAGTTCCCCTACCTGAGGATTTCCTGATGTACCAGAGCGAACTCGTCAAGGCGGCAGTGTTGAAGGCTCTCGCGCAGCGTGGCTTCGCGTGGCCGGAGGACGGGGCCAAGGACAAGGATTCCGTCGCAGCCAGGCGGCTCGCGTTCGCCGCCATGTACCGCTACACCGGCATGAGCCGGACGGCGGTGGCCGAGGCGGTCGGCAGCAGTGCGGCCAACGCCAAGGCGTTGCAGGAGGCGTGCGAGGCCGCGTTCAGGCAGCCGCAGGAGCGGCAGGCGTGGCTCGATGATGTGTCGAAGGCTATCGCAGAAAGGGTGGCGGGCGGCTCGTAAGGCTTCCCACCCAGTAGCCTGATCGTTACAGTAAGCGAAACGGCCCGCCTGTGGACGGCGAGCCGCTTCTAACCCCGTAGCGGCGTAGAGGCCGCAGAGAGGCTGCGATGAGTCTACAACCTGAACGGAGCGAGGGCACGCCGCTGGCGTTCCTGAAGTTCTACGGTAGCGACTTCCTGAACGCGACCGCATCATGGACGATGGAGGAGCGGGGCATCTACCTGACCCTGCTCTGGTATGCGTGGGTCAACGGCGGTCTGCCCGGCGACATCGACCGGATCGACCGGATGGCACCGGGCGCGAAGGCGTGCTGGTCGGTGCTGGAGGGCAAGTTCCCGATCAGCCCGGACGGCATGCGACGCAACCCACGGCAGGAGCGCGACCGGGCGATCATGCGTGACCGCAGCGACTCCGCAGCCGAGCGTGGCCGGAAGGGTGCAGCCCAGCGATGGCACAGCCATGGCAATAGCCATCCGGTAGCCATGCAGCAGCCATCGAATCGGGATGGCTACGGGATGGCGAGTCAGAGATCAGAGTTCAGAGATCAGAGTTCAGAGGTCAGACCATCAGAATCAGAGAAAACACATACGCTCGGCGGTGCCGAGCATGTGCCTGATAACTCAAGGCCAAAGATGCGGATGCCGGACGGGGCGCTGGATCGGCTCTGGGCTCTGTTCCCTCGCAAGGTGGGCAAGCGGAAGGCGCTCGCCCTGCTGGAGAAGGAGATCCGGGCCTACGCCGACGAATGGGAACTGCCAGACCTGACCGACGCGGTAGAGGTGTTCCGCGAACACATCGTTCGCATGGCGACCAAGTACCGCAACACCGAGGAACGATTCATCCCGCACCCGGCCACTTGGCTTTCGCAAGGCCGCTACCTTGACCCCGTGGAGACACCATGAACCCATACAAAATTGAACCGCCGTTCTATGTGTCTTTCAGCGGAGGGAGAACGAGCGGTTACATGCTGCGGCACATTCTGGATGCCTGGGGCGGCGAATTTCCAAAAGGCGGTCATTGCTTGTTTGCGAACACTGGGCGGGAACACGAGCGAACCCTTGAGTTTGTGGAAAGAATCGGACGGGAATGGTGTCCCGTTTCGTGGGTTGAGTGGCGACATGATGGGTTTGAGGAGGTGTCACCAAGCACAGCCAGCCGAAACGGAGAACCGTTTGCGGGGCTGATTCGGAAGCGGAAGTTCCTACCAAACCCGATTGCTAGGTTTTGCACGAGCGACCTAAAGGTTATTCCGATGCGGCGGTGGATGGAAAGCCGTGGATACGCGGAGTTCACTACTGTGATCGGCTTGCGAGCCGACGAGCAGCGGCGCGTCGCCAAACTTCGCGGAGACCAGTCGCGTGACATTGCCATGCCGCTCGCCGATGCGGGCGTGCACTCCGAGATGGTAAAAGAGTGGTGGCGGCAGGCTGCGTTCGACCTGCAACTACCCAACGGAGATGTCGCCTTCGGAAATTGCGATCTCTGCTTCCTCAAGAACCGAGCCGCAACCGAACGAGTGATGGAGGCCGAGCCCCAGCGCGCGAAGTGGTGGATCAATCTCGAAAACGAGATCGGTGGCACCTTCCGAAAGGATCGACCCCCATACGCCACCATCCTGCATCAAGTGACGATACAGGGTCGGCTATTTCCTGAATCAGATGATCCGAACGACATAACAATCCCATGCGATTGCACGGAGTAACACCATGACACACCCGAAAATGCTCGCCGTGCTGGAAACATTCCCGACCACGCCGTGGGCGAAGGAAACCAGCAAGAAGTACGCCGAATCGCTCGGAAGCCTCTCGACCTTCAACGATGTCGAGGTAGCCGATGCTCTCAAGTCGCTACGCCGAACCCTGTTCCGATCACACCTCACCACCGACGAGATCGTGGCCGAGATCCGGCGACTACGCCGACGCTCCGACCTCGTGGCAAAGGCCGAGGCGGACAGCCTGAACGAAGCGGAGGTGCAGAAGGAACGTGAGGACATCCGGCGGCTCCTGCTGCTGGCATCACGCGAGGACATCGCGGCCGGCGTCGCACACGCCCGGCAGGTGAAGGCGATCTCGCCCGAGCCCCTGCCGGCACAGGTCGATGAATGGACGGACTACGCACGGGGAATCGTGTACGCCGCTATGGAGCGGGAAGGGGTGTTCGGATGAAACGGAAGGCATGGAATCCGAAGCCACTGGTCGTGACGAAGATGGCCGGAAGCAAAACCCGAGTCCTTGCCAAGGTGGTTTCCACGCTGTTCCACCACCGGGCATATCAGGAATTGGTGCTGACTGCCCACGGTCCCACGGCAATCGAGATGGCAAAGCGGGGTCGCAGCCTGCGGCAACTTGCCAAGGCGACGAAACTCAGCCCCACCTACCTGTCGCTCGTCGCAAACGGTCGCCAGCGAGTCAGCCTTGCGGCCCTGCACGCATTGCTCGGAGAGTGCGAGGGGGTGATGCGATGACAGGATCACAGACGGCGAACGACATCATCGGCATGCTGCGGCATGTCGAGGAAGAGATTCGACGCGAGCGGGAACACATGGAGGCCAACGGCGAGTGGCTGCACCGCTGGTCGTTCTCGACATGGATCGCAACCGACGAGGTACGGGTAGAGATGTCGTGGGTCGGTACGGAGGGGCGATTGATCCACCTCGGATTCAGCAGGCCGCTAACGCAACGGGGAATGAAAAGTTGCCCAGAGGAGATGAAGCCATGAAAGACGATCCAGACCGCACCGAGCAGTTCAAGCGGGAAAACCGTATGGCACAGATGGCAAAGTTGCGCATCCGATGGGAGTCAATGGGCGAGATGGCAAACATTGAACGCGCTCTTGCAGCAGGCACAATCCAAGACCTGATGGATGAGGTCGAGGCTTGGCAGAAAGCCATGCAGAAGGCCGAACGAGACATCGCCCAACTGCGAGCAGAGCGCGACGGGGCGAGGCGATTGGTCTGTCGGCATACAAAGAAACGCTATCGAACTCTGCGAGAAATGGCAGAAGAGCGCGGCTGGGACTGCTTCAAGGAGAAGCCATGACCGACGAACCGACCGCACAAGACTGCCGCACACCTGTCGAGCGTTCGCTCTGGCGAGAACTACAGAACGCACGCAAGGAACGCGACGAGGCACGGCGGGAAGTGTGCCGGTGGCTGGCCGAAGCCGAGGGCGGCACGCCAGAGGAACATGCAGCCGATCAGGGGTGGGCCTGCTTTGACGAGGACGAAAACGGTACGATGAACGCACCCTAGCCCATAAGGGGAGGGGGTTTGGAGCGCGCTATGGACATCGACCCGCTGGACGAAATCAAAGACCTGCCTGCGATCCTGCTGAACCGGGCGAACAACATCGGCGATCCATGCGCCGACCTGCTCCGCATCGCTGCGGGCCGGATCGAGAAACTCGAACACCGCATACGACACGGGGACTGGCCCAAGCCGCCGCAGCCGGAACTGGAGGGGCTGGAGTGACCCTACCCCGCGAGCGGTTCGCAGCCATCGCAAGGACGCGGCACCTGCTGGGGGCGCTTGTTGACCCCAAGCGCACCCCGGCGGTGCCCAAGCCGATCCGCGACGAGGCCAGCCGGTGCCTGAAGCACTACCCAACGGCGCTCGACATGGAGGAGGCGATGCACGGCCTGACCCTCGCGGCCCGCGTGTGGGCCGCCATCGAGCCGCTGCCGCGACACAAGCGGCGACCGCCGCCGGTAGACTGATCTCACGCGAGATGGCAGAGGGCCACGGACGGCCCGATGCCTTGCATCGCGGGACTCTGGGAGGCAGCATGACCGCATGGCTGCGGAAGCGTTGCTAGTGACCGTGGCGATCCCCTCGCGGGTGTTGAGCCCCAACGCACGCGCACACTGGTCGATGGTGATGAAGGCCAAACGGGCCGCTCGCGTCGAGGCGTGGGCAGCGGTTCAGGTCGCCATGCACGAGCAGAGCGTGACCGGCAAGTGGAAAGCGGCCGAGTGCCGCGTGGTCTGGTTCGCACGAGACTCCCGACGCCGCGACCGGGACAACCTGCTCGCCACGCTCAAGGCAACCTTCGACGGGCTCGTGGACGGCGGGCTCCTCGTGGACGATGCCGGACTTACCCACCTGCCGCTCGCCGTCGAGGTAGACAGCAAGCGGCCCCGCGTAGAACTCCACCTGAAGGAAACCGATGGCGAAGCGTAAGGCGAAGGCGAAGCCAGAAGCGGCGCTCGGCCCCGGCGAGATTCTGGGCAAGCCGATCCGTGAACGGTATCCAGACCGGCAGCGGGGTTGGAGCGTTGAACATCATGGCAAGAACATCCATGTCGTGAAGGTGCACAGGCCGAACGCGAAGAAGGTCGAGCAGTGGGTTCTCCTGCTGGCCGACAACCATATCGACAATCCCAAGGCCAGAAACGATGTCACCTCCCGCCTGCTGGGCGAGGCCGTCCAGCGGGACGCGGCTGTCATCGTGGTGGGCGACTTCCTAGACCTAATGCAGGGCGTCGCGGATCGAAGGGCCAGCAAGTCCGCATTGCGGTCTAGCCTTCTGTCCGATGGATACTTCGACAAAGTGATCGACATGGGCGCCGACCTGTGCGCCCCCTACGCCAGTCACATCGCGGTCATGGCCCAGGGGAATCACGAGTCGGCGTGGCTTCGGCACAACTCCAGCGACCCCACGGAGAACCTCGTCCGGGCGATCAAAGACCGGGCACACTCACCCATCGGGGCAGGGGCATACGGCGGCTGGATCAAGTTCCAGTTCATGGTCGGCGGCAATCACCTCGCGTACACCATGCGATACCAGCACGGAACGGGTGGCGGTGCCAGCCCGATGAGCATGGGCGTGCTGGATGCGCGGCGCATGTACTCGTGGATCGAAGGTGCCGATTCCATCGTCATCAGCCACAACCACGCCAGCAACGTGGTGGGCATCGCCCGCGAGTACCTGCGATGCCAGAACGGCGCCTACACAGTTGAGAAGCGATACTGCGACATGATCCGCGTGGGCACGACGAAGGACGCATGGGCTGACGGCGCGCACGGGTGGGAGGTCGAGAAAGGCTTCGGCCCGTCCCCCATCCGGCAGAAGTGGCTGCGGCTGTTCGTGACGTGGGACTACGCCGAGAAGAAGGGCGGCCGGGCTCGCATCGCGTGGGATGTCCACGATGCGCAGTGAAACCCGCCTGACCATCAACGGCCGGAGGTGGCGAATCCGTCTGGTGCCAGCCCGCGAGATGCCACGCGACGCTCTAGGCGACTGCGACCACCCGCCCGGCCCGCATCCGACGATCCGCGTGCGGCGATCACTCTCGCAGCAACGGATGGCCGAAGTGGTGGCCCACGAGGTACTTCACGCGGCATGCCCGGCATTGAGCGAGGAGGCTGTGACCGATGCGGCTGCTGCTATCGGCCGTGCCCTTTTCTCTTTGGGCTGGCGTCGCAAGTCGCTAGCATCCCGGCAGGTGTCCACATGACCGAGCAAGCCAAAGACCAGATGACCAAGGCCGTGAGCGTCCAGACCGTTCTCCAAGGCGTGCAGACGCTCGTCCTGCTCGGCAGCATCGCCGCCGTGTTCCTGACTGTGGGACGCAGGGACGCCATGCTCGACGGCCACGGCGACCGATTGAAGGAACTCGCCGCCATCACCTCCGACCTCGCCAAGACCGTGGGAACCCTGTCAGCGACCGACCGGGAGTTCGGCGCACGCATCGACAGCATCCTCCTCCGCATCGACCGACTCGAAAGGAAGCCAAATGGCTAACGCAATCATCGCAACCGGACAGCCGAACCTCCAGCGACTCGCCCTTGCCTCGGTGTCAGCCTCCTACGGCAGCATCGCGCCATCCGGCACCGCAGCGAAGCCGACCGCCGGCGTTCTCTACGATCTGGGAACCAACTACCCGAGCCTCATCCGCATCATTCCCGTGAGCGATTCCAGCACGGTGCGCACGGGCGTGGGCCTGCGAGTCCTCGGCTGGAGTCCGTTCGTGGACGGTGCGACGAAGTACTGGCTGCCCACGGTGCTGGCCGACTTCACCCTCGGTTACACCTCGGGCACGGTGCCGAGCATCACGGTCAGCGGCACCGGCCATTTCTTCTACAACACGGCCACGCAGGTCGCCGGTACGCCTACGGCGAACATGTACAGCCCCGGAACAGCGGCTGCTGCGAACGTCGAAATCGCCAGCGTCCTCGTGGATACCGTCGGCTCCATGCTCGTGACGGTGCAGGGCAAGGCGAGCGGCGGTTCGATGGGCTGCTTCTGGTACACGATCTGACCCATGCGTACCCGCCCTGACTTGGTGCCGAGGCGGATTCGCCGGCCTGGCATGTTCGCTGGCGGATACGCCATTGAGGTGCTGGTAGTCGCTGGCGGTGCTGGCGGTGGCGGTGCCGTAGCAAACCAGTGGGGTGGCGGCGGCGGCGGTGCTGGTGGATTACTCACTGGCTCATACACGATCAATCCGGGCGGATCGTTGACCGTGACGGTTGGCGGCGGCGGCAGCGGTGCTTCTGGCTCCGGTCGCGGTTCGTCGGGGAACACGAGTTCGATCAGCCAACTATCACTGAGTGCGACGGGCGGCGGCGGCGGCGGGTCGGGCCAGATCGGCGGAACGAACGCAGGAGCCTCGGGGGGTAGTGGTGGTGGATCGGCGTACATCAACCTGTCCGGCGGTAGCGGCACGTCAGGCCAAGGCAACAATGGCGGCGCTGTTGGAGCGAGTGCCAGTCCATTTCGTGGGGCTGGTGGCGGTGGTGCTGGTGCTGTCGGAGCGGATGGACAATCGGCGGCCGCTACGGGCGGAAATGGCTCGTCGGTATTCGGAACGACTTACGCAGGTGGCGGCGGCGGCGGCACGAGTGGCGTGGCGGCATCCGCTGGCGGGACGGGCGGCGGCGGTGCTGGAGGCATCACCACCATCGGTTCGGAAACCGGCGTTGCGGGTACTGCGAACACCGGCGGCGGTGGCGGCGGTGCGGGAACACGAGGCGGGGGCGGCCCATTCTCTGGCGGCAACGGCGGAAGCGGAGTGGTGGTGATTCGTTACGCTGGGGCACAGCGGGGCAGCGGCGGAACGGTCACCAGCAGCGGAGGATTCACGCTGCACACCTTCACCACAAGCGGAACCTACACGGCCTGACTATGGCACACTTCGCAGAAATCGACGCGAGCGGAATCGTCCAGCGGGTCATCGTCGTGCCGGATTCGGAAGAAGCGACAGGTGCAGAATGGTGTGCCAACCTGCTCGGCGGTACGTGGGTGCAAACCTCGTACAACGGTCGCATCCGGACGAACTACGCAGGCGTGGGATTCACCTATGACGCGGTTCGGGATGCGTTCATTCCTCCGCAGCCGTTCCCCTCGTGGTTGCTGAACGAGGCGACGTGCCAGTGGCAGGCACCCAAGCCGATGCCATCGGGTGGCCCGTGGTATTGGGATGAGGCGTCTGGCGAATGGCTGCTCGTGGTCTAATCGCCTGCCTGCTCCTCGTCGGCTGCTCGGCTAGCGAGCGGATCGCAGTCGAGGCCAACACCATCGGCGAGCGGGCTGGCACCATCGAGCGGCTGGCCAGCCGAATCGGTGAGCGGTCGCACGATGCCGATGCCGTGGCCGACGCCTCCACCATCGTGCTGGAAGCCACGCAGATTCGTCATGGCGTGTCGAATTTGCATGCAGCCCTAACGGGCGTCACGGACAAGGTGTCGCCAATCTGGGCGACGCTGAAGTGGCTCGGAATTGCTGCCGCCGGTGCCGCTGCCGTTTGGATTCTGACCGCTAGCGGCATCCTCGGTGCCGTCCGGGCTGCCCTGGGCTGGATTCCAAGGGCCAAGGTGCGGGAAGCCGAACTGGCTCGGGATGCGCTCGACCCCAACAAGGAGGAAACGCTCCGCGAGTGGATTTCGGCCAAGCGGGCTAGCGACAGGGAGTTCGATGCCGCTTGGCGCAAGGTGGACGGGTGACGTTACAATCCGGGCAGGAGGATCGACCTATGGATCACATTCTTGGAACCGTGTGGTGGAGTGTCCTGATGTTCGTGCTCGGCGGGCTCGTCGGAGGGCCGGTCGGCAAGTGGCTCTGGAACAAACTTCCCTTCGGTTCGTGACGGTCAGCGAGGCTCCGCTAGTTGCGGGGCGTCGTGGGGTGCAAGGGTGAGCCTCGGGTGTCATGGCCCGAGGCTCTATTATTCTTGAGACATGCAGACCCAACGCATCGCCATCTCCGAACTGAACCTCGACCCCGCGAATGTGCGGCGGCATCCGGCCCGCAACCTCGACGCGATCAAGGCGAGCCTGAACCGCTTTGGGCAGCAGCGGCCGGTGCTGGTGAACGCGAAGGGCATCGTCATCGCCGGGAACGGCACGGTGATGGCCGCGAAGGCTCTGGGGTGGGATCACATCAACATCGTTCGAACGAATCTGGAGGGCAGCGAGGCGACCGCCTACGCAATCGCGGACAACCGGACGGCGGAACTGGCCGAGTGGGACGATGAGGCTCTGGCCCAGCAGTTGGCCGCGTTGCAGATCGACGATGAGGAACTGGCGAAGGCTGCGGGCTTCAGCGAGGCCGAGATCGCTGAACTAGCGGGTGCGACGGTGGAGGTGCAGGAGGACGAGGTGCCGGAGGCTCCCGCCGACCCGATCACGAAGCCGGGCGACCTGTGGCTGCTTGGCGAGCACCGATTGCTCTGCGGCGACAGCACAAAGCCCGAGGACCTCGCGAGGCTGATGAACGGCAAGCGAGCGGACATGCTGCTCACGGACCCGCCGTATAACATCGATTACACCGGAAAGACGAAGGACGCCTTGAAGGTCGCCAACGACTCGATGTCCGATTCGGACTTCCGGAAGTTTCTCGTGGCCGCATTCGGTGCCGCGTTCGGAGTCATGAAGCCCGGGGCATCGTTCTACGTCTGGCACGCCGACAGCGAGGGCTACAACTTCCGGGGTGCGGTCCATGACTGCGGCGAGGAGGTTCGGCAGTGCCTGATCTGGAACAAGAACGTCATGGTCATGGGTCGGCAGGACTACCAGTGGAAGCACGAGCCCTGCCTGTACGGCTGGAAGAAGGGAGCCAGCCACGGGTGGTACAGCGACCGCAAGCAGACCACCGTGCTCGAGTTCGACCGGCCGAGTCGAAGCGAAGATCACCCGACGATGAAGCCGATCGCCCTCTTCGCCTACCTGATCGGAAATAGCACAAGCCCGCAGGGGCTGATCCTCGACTCGTTCCTCGGTAGCGGTACGAGCCTGATCGCCGCCGAGCAACTCGGCCGCACCTGCTACGGGCTGGAACTGTCCCCGGCCTATTGCGACGTGATTGTCGCACGTTGGGAAACCCTGACCGGCAAGACCGCCGTGCTCGCCGATGGCAAGACGGAAGCCTAAGCCCACGGGGCCTATCGAGCCCCCCGTTCAGCCGGAGACCCCGCCTGAGCCCGCACCGGCCCCGCTGGCGGCTCCCGGGCCCGTACCCCTACCGGCGGCCCTAGACGAGACCCCGGCCCGCCAGAAGGCCGCCCTGCGGCTCCTCCAGCGGGCAGTCAGCGAGGGATGGGACATACCTGAATCCGTCTGGAAGGCGGCTCCGGGCATCTGCACCCGCATCCTCGCCGACCCATCGGTGCAGCCTCGCGACAGGCTTCGGGCCACCGAGGTGCTGGCCGCGATGGCTAGAGACAAGATCAACGCCGCCATCGCCTTAGACAAGATCGAGCGGCTAGAGAGCGGCACGGCCACGGATAGGATCGTGGTGACGCCTGAACTTCAGGCGAGAGCGGAACGCATCATTGCCAAGCGACTCGGAACTGACGCCGGAACTTGAGGAGGTGCTGCTCGCAGCCCGGCGGTGTCCCGACACCTTCGCCGAGGTGATGAACTTTGAGCAGGCCGCGATCCACACCCGGCTCCAGCACTACCTGACCGAGCGGCCCGACGCGACCGTGGGCCTGCCCCGAGGACACGGCAAGAGCGTGCAGGCCGGGCTGCGTGAGGCTTGGGAGATCGGTCGGAACCCGTCCATCCGCATCAAGCATGTCTGCCAGACGGATGACAAGGCCAGCGAGCAGGTGCGGTTCGTGGGTGCGATTCTTACGAACCCCGTCTATGCCCTGATCTTCCCGCAGGTCGCCATCGAAACCATCTCGGCCACGAGCATCACGGTCAAGCGTCCGAGGGCGAGCCGGGACGCGACGATGCAGGCGAGCGGCGTGTTCGGACGGGCCGGCGGCCGTGCCGATCTGATGGTGGGGGACGATGTGTGCGACCTGCGGAACAGCATCCTCGTGCCTGCCGAGCGGCAGAAGGTGAAGGAGGCGTGGTTCAACAACTGGCTGCCCATGCGAGCCTTCGCGGACGGCAACCCGCAGACATGGCGGCTGTTCACCCCGTATCACACCGATGACCTGACCGCCGACTGGAAGCGGAAGGCGCAGGACGGTGGGACGCTGTTCTGGGAGCCGTGTCGGGGCAATGTGTCGCCCTGGCCGGAGGTGTGGACGCCGGAGCGGCTGGACGAGCAGCGGCGAGAGATGGGCCCGCTGGCGTATGCGCGCGCATACGAGTTGGTGCCAATCTCCAGCGACAGCCTGATCTTCCGGCCCGAGTGGCTTGAGGCCGGCTACTACATCGGCGAGGTGCCGGAGCAGGTGCTGAACTCCGGCCGGATCGTCGCTGCCATCGACTGGGCGTTCTCGGAGAAGAGCAGCCCCAAGGGCGACTACAGCGTTTGCATGGTCGGCCTGCTCGACCGGGACGGTGCGGTGTGGGTGCTGGACTGCCTTCGGGTGCAGGCGACCTTTCCCGAGTTCATGCGGCGGGCTGTCGCCATGTGCGAGCGGCTAGAGGTGTCGCTGATTCTGGCCGAGGGCAACGGCCCGCAGGCGGGCTTGTGCCAGCAACTCGCAACAGCGACCCGTATCCCCGTCAATCGGCTGGCCCGCACGAAGGACAAGATCACCCGTGCCAGTGAGGCGCAGGCTGCTGTGGAGCAACGCAAACTGCGGCTTCGATGCAGACCGGACGGCGGGCTGGAAGCGGCCATGCAGCCAATCCGTGACGAGATGATCGCTTTCCCTGCTGCCGAGCATGATGACACGGTGGATGGCGTGGTCGATCTCCTAGAGCATGCCCGAACCCGCCGTTATGATCCACAGAACAAGCCCGCGACCGTCAGGGATGCGCGGGACAAACTGTGGCGAATCTACGGAAGGAACCCATGAGCGACGGCATCCAGCAGAAGGCGGCAGACACTCAGGGCGGCGATCAGATGACCCTGCGGCCGGTCTGGCAGAGCCTCGTCACGCCGGTGGAGATGCAGCGCTCGTACTACCTGAGCGTCAACAAGATTCTCCGGCAGGGCTCGCTCGCGTTCCGGTCAGACCGTCGCCTCCAGCGACAGATGCGGTACGACCCCGACATCATGGGGCCGCTGACCATGCTGCAACTCTCGGTGGCGTGCAGCGAGTGGGCGGTGCAGACGCCGGCCGGCTTCAACGATGACGAGACTTCGGTCGAGCAGGCCGCGTTCATTGAGAAGGTGCTGAAGTCCACGCCGCGACTGACGGACTTCATGCGGCACCTGCTGGATGCCCTGTGGTATGGCCGGTCGGCGGTGAACATGGTCTACGGCAAGACGGACGAGGTGGTCTACATCCGCGACTGGCTGCCGATCCATGGCGACAGTCTGACCATGACCGAACTCGGTCAGTTGGGCCTGAAGGTCGGCCCGAGGTACTACACACAGACCATCGGTGGCGTGCAGCCGGACACGGACAAGATCAACGGCACCGTCATCGGTTGGGACAGCCGGGTGCTGCCGCTGGACGATCAGCAGCGGGCGACGATTGCCCTGCACACCTATCAGCAGCAGGGCGTGGACTTCGATGATCCATACGAGGCCGAGAACGCCTATCTCGGTCGCGGCATGCGGGATCTGGTCTGGTACTACTGGTCGCTGAAGCAGGCGGCGCTCCAGAACTGGGCCACCTACATCGAGCGATACAGCAGTGGCATCCGCGTGGGCAACTACCCCGTGGGCAACGAGCAGGCGAAGTCCGACATGGAAACGGCCATGCAGAACTTGCTTGGCGATGTCAGCGTGCTGATCCCGAAGAATGCGGACGGCACGGATGCGGGCTTCGGACTGTCGATCATGGAGCCCAACGGCGGCAACGCCGAGGCGTTCGCCAAGATGGTCGAGTACCTGACGGAGAACATCAAGGAGGTCATCCTCGGCCAGACGGGCAGCAGCCAAGCCGTCAGCACCGGGCTGGGCAGCAGCATCGGCGACCAGCACGCCGCGACGCTCAACCGTCAGATGACCTATGTGGCGAACGCTCTGGCGGAAACGATGACCCGCGAGGTGGTCACGCCGCTGTTCCGAATGAACTTCGGCGATGACGGCGTGCCCCCGCAGTTCTCGTTCAGCGTCAGCAAGCCGAACCCCGACGAGTACATGAAGGCCATCGAGTCCTTCACGAAGTTGGGCGGTCGGGTGTCCGAGCGTGAGGCCCGGAAGGTGCTGGGGCTGGCCGAGCCGGAGGAAGATGAATCCGTGCTTCAGGCTCCTGCCGAGGGCGGCATGGCCCCGCTGGATGTCCGTCCGATGGGATCGGAGCCGGAGCCGACCGAGCCCGAGGCCCGCGTGAGCGTCGAGGAGGACGGCGAGCCGACGCCGTTCGCCAAGGATCGCTTTGCCCTGTCGGATGTTGACCTGACCCCGACCGAGGCGATGGCGAACGCTGCCAAGCGTGGGCTGGAACTGCGGCGGAAGCATGGCAGGGGCGGCACCGAGGTGGGCGTGGCCCGTGCCCGCGACCTGTCGAACCGTAAGACGCTCTCGCCTTCCACCGTCCGGCGGATGCATTCGTACTTCGCCCGGCACGAGGTGGACAAGCAGGGCGAGGGCTGGGGCAAGGACTCAGCCGGGTACATCGCCTGGCTCCTGTGGGGTGGAGATCCCGGCAAGTCGTTTGCGGCCCGCAAGGTGAAGGAACTCGACCGAGCCGAGGGCAAGGACGAGAACGCTGCCGAGGACGATGCCGTGGGCCGGAAGATCGCCGTGCTTCGCGGCGAGGGCTACCCGCAGGATCAGGCGGTCGCCATCGCCCTGTCCATGCAGCGGCGGGGTGAACTGCACCAGAAGAAGGGCCGCAAGACCAAGGCGGCCAAGCGCAAGACCCGCCGCCGCAAGTGACCGAGATCGAACGCATCTATCGGCAGGGCATCGCGGAGGCGGGCCGCTGGTATCGGGCCGCGCTCGCGGCTCAGGTACGCGAGGAGCCCGAGGACGCCGAGGAGGCGTGGGACAGGTACGCGGAGGCTATGGGCCGGGTGCTGACCCTCGCGGCTCTCGAGGGCGAGGCACAGGCCCACGCAGCAGCGAAGAAGCAGGGTGCCGAGTGGGATGCCGAGGACTGGCCCGAGGACAAGCCAGCCAAGTTTGCCGTGGCGAAGCCGTCGTTTGAGGTCGGGACATGGTGGGAGGCTGTCCGGAAGTTCCGGGGCCGCATACCGATGTCGTGGCGGACGGTGCAACGCATCCGGAGGGAGATGCGGCGGCTTTCGGAGCGGCTGGCCCGGTCGGAGAGCAAGACGGCCATCCGGGATCTGGAGAAGCGTCTGGAGGCTCTACGGGCCGTCCTGCGGGGCGGCTTCAGGGCCAAGGGTGCGACGGCTGCACAGGCCCGGCGGCTACAGGAACTGATCGCCCAAGCGATTGAGAGCCGCACGACGCCCAAGGGGCTCAAGACGGCGGCGCTGTCGAAGTTCATCCGCCGGGCACAGGTTGAGGGCATCATCGGCATGACCTCCGCACGGCTGGAAACCGTGTACCGGACGAATGTTGCCAGCGCCTACAACGACGCGACCGTGGACGCGATGGAGGGTGCGGATGTCGCCCGGTGGGCACCTCTGCTTCGGCTGGTCGAGATCCACGACCGTCGCACCCGTGGTGCGCCGGGCGGCGTCTACAGGCGAAAGGGGCAGAGCCGGAACCCCGGTTCGCATTGGCAGATGGACGGCTACATCGCCACGGCCGAGGACTTCCGCGAGCAGGGTTTGGTGCCGCCGAATGGCTTCAACTGCCGTGGCTCGCTGGAGCCCGTGACGCGGGACGAGGCGACGGCGATGGGGCTGGTGACGCGGGACGGATCACTAGATCGGAATGCGTTGCGGCGATATAACGCACGGCGGCAGCAGATCATCGACAGAGGCGAGTACCCAGACCCCGGATTCAAGCGATGACCAACAAGACAGAGGACAAGTTCTACTTCGGCAAGCCCGGCCAGCCCGAGCGGTTTGGCCTTGAGGATGCGTGTTGGGAGGGCTACGAGCCTGTCGGCACGAAGCAGAAGGACGGGCGCACCGTGCCGAACTGCGTGCCGAAGGATGAGAATGAGCAGCCGGAGAAGTTTGCGAAGCCGCAATTTCGTTCCGTGAAATTGCACAATGGCTATCTCCGAATTGATGTGAATCAGGGTTCGGGGTGGGAACGATACGACACAACGCACGAAGAATCATTCGACGGTCTTGAGGATTACGAGCGCGGTTGGGAAAAGGCATATTCCCGAGGCTTGCGATGGAGTGGTGGCAGTTGGCGTATCCCCACGAACAAGTTCTCCCGCCCCGGCTCGCCCGACAAGTTCGACGCTTCCAGCCTTGACCGTGGCAACTTCGCGGAGGCCAGCCAGTCACCCATGCTCGGCAAGTTGCTCGCGGCGAAGGTGATGCCGGAGGGCGGATGGCGTGCCGTGCAGGTCGGCAGCGATACGCTCGTGATTTCGTTTGAGGATGCGGACTTGGCTAGTGACTTCGGCCGCCGCGTGGCGACGAAGGGCTACAACGCGACGAGCCCGGTGCAGGCCATCGGCCGGTACTGGAATGTGGAGGTGAAGAATGGCTAACTGGGAAGTGACCAAGACCAAGAGATACAACAAGCCAATCGAGGAACACACCGCGAACACGAAGAGCGGTTCCTACAAGATCGAAGCCCCAGAGGGATCGCGTTCCGGCGTTCTGTATCGGTGGGACGATCTGCGCGGCTTTGAGAGAATCGCATCCGGCGACATTGCTTCGCTCAAGCAGCAGGCCGAGAGCATGGGCAAGAGGGAGGCGAGAGGTGTTGCCGGTATCGAGCGACTCGCCAACATGTCCCGCCCCGGCGAGAAGGACACGATGGCCGTTGATCGCCGCAAGATCATGGCGATCTTGGTGGAATTGCGGGATGAGGCTCGTCGGATTGGAAACCGCGATGCACGAGAAACCGCCGAGGATCACATCAAGCAGGCTCGACTTGCCAAGACCGAGGATGACTGGTTGGATCTGCAGACGGCCACGCATTACATCGATGAGATGATGCATTCCAAGCCCGGCAAGAAGGACAAGATGGCCGTCGAGGATCGCTTTTACTTCGGCAAGGGCCGGAAGGAGCGGTTTGGATACAACTGGTGGTCGCAGCAGCAGCAGGAACTTGTTCCCGCAGCATTGCGGGCATCATCTAGCGCTCGCATGGCTGCCGCAGATTTGCAGCGCTTGGCAACGCGACTGGAGGCTCAGGGCAAGTTCCTAAAGAGCGTCAAACAGCAAGATCTCACGGGCACCAATCAGAAGTTGTACGACGCCGTGTACGAGATCATCGCGGACGTGCAGAAGGTCAAGGATCTCCTCGGAGGGTGAATATGCCAGCCTCCCACTCCGTCGAAACCACCCCCGAAGGCAAGGTTCGCATCCGCGACCTTGAACTGTTCATGGGCTTCGATCCGGCCATTGACTCCGATGAGGACGAGGCCATGGCGCAGTACGACAACCGCCGCGTGAAGGACATCGTGCAGCGGACGGGCAAGTTCATCCAGCGGGGCAGCCGCCCGAAGTTGGTCATCGAACACGAGAAGGACGGCAAGCCGACCCGGCCCGAGGCCGTGGGCGACATCACCGGCGTGCGGTACGAGGAGCGGAACGGCGTCGGCTATGTGGTGGGAGATGTCGAGATGCCCAAGGAGGCGTTCGACAGCCTGCTCGCCAGCAACGCCTACCCTCGCCGGTCGGCTGAAATCTGGAAGGACAATCACCTGTCCGAGGTGGCTCTGCTGGGGCGGGACACGCCCAGGCGTCCACTCCCGGACACACGATTCACGAAGCGCGGCGAGAAGGCTGTCTTCGAGCGGCCGCTCGGCACGGTGCGCATATCTCTTGACTCGCCGGCCCGATTTGCGGAGATTGGGGTCGGCGGTGGACTCAACACTTTCATCCCCTCCGCAGGAACAGGAAAGAAGCAAATGCCCAGCAAGATGAAGAAGCGGATGGAGGCGGAGGACGAGGCCAAGAAGGCGCTCGCTGCCGCTATGGAGTGCGAGGCCGAGGACGAGGCCAAGGACGAGCAGGAGGCCGACGCCGAGGCGATGGCTGCCGGCGACGAGGCCGAGGAGATGGCTGGCGCTGGCATGAAGTTCGAGGAGTCCGGCGATGCCGTCCACGTGGATATCGGCTCGCATCAGGGTGAGGAGTCCGAGGACGAGGACGAGGAAGAGATGGAGGCCGCCTACGGCGGAAAGACCAAGATGAGCAAGTCTGTGAAGGCCGAGAAGGCTCTGTTCGCCCGCGTGCAGGCGCTGGAGTCTGCCAACAAGAATTTGGAGCGCCAGTTGCGTCTGGAGCGGTTCGGCCGCGAGGTCGATTCGATGCTCTCCGGCGGCTACCGCTGCGGCAAGTTCCGTAACCAGATGGTCGAGGAACTGGCTGACTGCAAGGCTCCCGAGGCGAAGATCGCCTTCTGGAAGTCCACGATGGCCCGTGACCCGATCAACGTCCCGCCCGTCGCGGCTCACGCTGTGACCGACGAGAGCGGCACCGAGATGGACGTGAAGTCTGCGACGGCTCGGGCCGTTGCCGAGGCGAAGGGTGACCTCGCCAAGTTCAAGAGCCTGTTCGCCAAGTACAGCGGCCAGAAGGCCGTCTGAAAGGAACTGACACATGGGATCTTTCTCTGACACTCCGGCACTGATCGCGGGCGGCACGATTCGCCCCTACCGTTTCGTGGTGGCTTCGACTGCGGCTGACAACACCGGCTTGGAGGCCAGCGATGGCACCACGGCTGTGGTCGGCGTGGCCGATGGCAGCACCCGCCGTTTCGACAGCGCCAACAACGCCGAGACTGGCGACCCCATCAGCCTTCAGGGCGGCGACGTTGTGCTGGTGCAGTGCCACACGGCAACCACCCCGACCCGTGGCGGTCTGGTGCAGGCCCACACGGACGGCACCGCTCGGGCTGCTGACACGTCGGCGGCTGGCGGTTCTGGTGCCCGTCGCTTTCAGGGCTATGTCGCGCTGGAGGACGGTGCGTCTGGTCGCATCATCCGCATTCAGAAGGTCGCGGGCTTCAACTACTACGCCTGATCCTTCCACCTGAATCACCAAACACAAGGAGCAATGAGCAATGACTGAAGTCGCACCGGGTGGAGGTCTGAATACCTTCGTCCCCACCTTCTCTGCCGCTACTGGGCAGATCCAGATTGAGTTCACGCGCAGCCCGAACAAGTTCGCGCTGACCCGCTACGCCCAGTTGGTGCCCGTCCAGCAGATGGCCGGCTGGTTCCTCCGGATCGACGAAGAGGAGACTGCGAGAGTGGTGGCAACGCAGGATCAGATTTGGCCGCTGGGCGAGGATCGCCCGACCGGCGTCAACAGTGACTTCGATTTCGTCACCTACTCCTGCGCTCGGTATCAGTCCTCGTTCCACATCCCGCACGAGTCCGCTCGGCAGGCTCAGTGGGACATCGTGGCTTCGCACGCTCGCATTCAGGCGGCGAAACTGATGACGCTTCGCAGCACTCGGGCGGCGAGCCTCATCAGCACGAACACGTCCTACCCCTCGGCGCAGCGGTATACCAGTTACAACGCTGCAAACCTTGCGGGTCACTACACCACCTCGACGGCTCTGCTGAACGACAATGTTCTCGCTGGCGGAACCCCGCTGACGGATGGCGTGCAGGCTCTGTTCCGTGCTGCCTGCGAGAAGATCGTGCAGTCCACCAACGCGGCTGTCGGCCCCAGCGACATCTGCGCGGTGATGAACCCCATCACGGCTCGTCTGCTCGCCAGCACCGACGGCGTGCGGGACTACGTGAAGAACTACCCCGCGGCGTTCAACTTCCTGCAGGGTGACGCGCAGTTCGCCACCTACGGTCTGCCGAGCCAGATGTTCGGCGTGAACGTGGTGGTCGATGACACCGTGCGGGTGACGAACCGCAAGGGCAGCACCAAGGCCGTGTCCTTCTTCTACGGCGACGAGGCCGCCCCCGGCATCGCGTTCGTGAGCCGTCCCGGTGGCATGATCGGCAATGAAGGCCCGTCCTTCAGCACCGTGACGATCTTCGCCTACGAGGACATGACGGTGGAGACTCTGGACGATCCGTGGAACCGCCGCATCCGCGGCAGCGTCACGGACAACAGCGCCATCGAACTGACCGCTCCTCTGGCGGCGGTCTACGTGGCTGACCTCAAGACCTGAGGCGGCCCTAACGGCAGCAACTCAAGGGCCGCTCGGCTAATCACCGGGCGGCCCTTCTTCTTGGAGGATTGACCCATGCCTATGGCACAACTTCTCAGCAATGTCCTGAGTATCCGCTACATCGACGAGCGGCTCCTGAAGGAACTGACCAGCGACACGAATTCCGATGCGACGATTGACGCCAGCAACACGATCCTGACCGAAGCCCTGCTTCGGGGCGGCGAGGAGGTAGCGTCGGCGGCTACTCGGTCGCAGGCCTACACCGTCACGGAACTGGAAACGCTGGCCACGGACGGGAACGCCCTAATCCGCGGTCTGGTGGCCGATCTGGCCTTGTGCTACTTGTTCGAGCGTCGCGGCGGCGAGGTGCCCGAGAGCGTCAAGGCGAAGGCCAACCGGGCCCAGCAGATGCTTGGCGACCTGCGGGACGGCCGGCGGGTGTTCGCAGTCGATTCCAACCGGGAGGCTGGCACGGCGTCCATCTCGGTCATTACGGCGTCCGCACGGGGCAGCCTGACCCTCGTGAGCGATTCCCCGTTCTACCCTACCCGTAAGACCCAGACCTACTGATGAACCTGCGGGCGACCCTTCTAGGCCGTTTGGCGGCCGCCAACATCAGCCGAATCCTCGTGAAGCAGGCCCAGCGCCGCATCCGCGAGCGGGGCCGGGATATCGGCGGGTACGCGGCCCTGTGGGCCGACACGGCTAGGCTGAAGGTCGGGAAGGGCAAGCGGGCCCGGTTCATCGACCACTACCGCAAGGGCGGCACCCCGCTCTATGACACCGGCGAACTGTTCCGTGGGCTGTCGAGCGAGCAGCAGCCCGTGGATGGGGGTGTGAAACTGATCCTGCGGGGGCCGCTGCATGCTCTGTTCCACCAGCACGGGTTCAAGACCAGCGGGCCGAACCGGATTCCGTTCACGCGGCGAGCGGTTCGTGGTGACGCGAAGGGCAAGCGGGAGGCTCTGTACGCCAAGAAAGGTGTGACCGTGCCCGCCCGTCCGATCTTCGCTATGCCCATTGAGGCACGTCGGGAGGTGGCTCGTGCCATCGCTCAAGCACTTGGGGCTCGTTAGAATCAATTCGGAGGACTAATCCATGCCCACGGCAATCGAAGTCACTGGCCCCCATACCATCGAATGGAGCGACGCCGCCGGCACCGGGAACACTGTTCTCGGCCGTGGCGACAATAACGATTTGTTCCGCATTGAGGTGACGAACCGATACGCGGACATCCAGACGAACGAATACGGCGAGATGACGGCGCAAAGCGTAATGGTGGGCGCTACGGCGACCGTGAACTTTAGCCTCGTGTCATTCGACCGGGACGAGGCTCTGAAGTTGCAGCGACGATCCGGCGGCAATGCTGCTGGCACTGGTTTGGCCGCTTCCTACCCTGTGGTCGGTGCATTGACCAACGCCGGGCACGGAACTGCCGCGAACGACAACACGATCAAACTGACCGTGAACCCAGACATCGCCAGCCGCTTGGGCATTCAAGTGGCCCGCGTTCGTGTGACTAGTCTGAACTTCACCGACTTCGGAAATCGTGCGTCGAGGCTCGTGTTCTCTGGTGAAATTCTGCCGGATTACGATACGAGCGGCGGCGGCACCTTCTACACGCTCACCACAACCTGACAGGAGACATCATGACCGCAGACACCACTTTCATCCACGAGTTCAGCGTGGGCGACAAGACGTTCCGCCTCGACGCTCTGCTGGTGCTTTCCGAACTGACGCTTGCTGGAGCCGAGCAGGAGCCGACGAAGGAGCAACTGATGGCCTCCGTTCGAGCATCCGTCCGGCCGCAAGAAATGGCAGCGAGTCTGACGGATGCAGAAGCCTTGGCGTTGGCTCTCCGTGTGACGATGAGTCTGAAGCACTTGGGAAACGCTGGCGCGCCGTAGCGGTCTTCACGGCTGTCTACGGCGCGACACCGTGGCAGATGCCCCCGGATGTTGCCTTGGGGCTGATGCTGAATCTGACCACCGCGAACGGATGGAAGACGCTCCCCGTAGTTCAAGGAGTTGGTTTGGCGTTCGCCAACAAGCCTCACATGGCGGGGTTCATGTCAACGCTCTTGGGCCGCAGCCCTAGCATCAAAGATCAGATTTCGGCACACTTGGCAATGCAGCAGGAGCAGCAGAGGAGCAACGTATGGCAATCAGCCTGACAGACCTGTACGGACGGCTCGGGAAACTCTTTGGCATCGCCAAGGCGCAGGTGGACGCCCGGAACACCCTTGTGCAGCGGGTGAACGGTAGCGGTGCGTTCTCTGGCGTCGGGCTTGACGGCCAGTACACCTCTAGCACCCGTTACATGATCTCGCAGGTGTTGGACTACTACCTCGCTCTCTACAACGCCTCCGACCCTAGCGTGCGGCAGACGATTGCCGGCGGCGTCAAGACGCTGACGGAGATGGTCACGGCCGACAATGCCAACATCCCCAAGACCACGGTGGCGGCGTTGACGGAACTGAACCGGCAGATGCGGGCGGCGAGCCAGTCCCTTCTCCAGAACACGATCACGCAGGGCGCGGTGTCCTACGCCGGGTCAAACGTCGGCAACGGCCGCGTGTTGCTGCACAGCATTCCGTCGCAGATGTCGCCTAGTGAAACGCTGACTTTCCAGTGCATCAGCGACACGACCACGGGGGCGACTTCGGGCCGGGAAATCTTCCGCGTGACGGGCGGGCTCCGCGAGGCGGACGTGACCTCGTACAACTGGCCGGGTGGCAGCGGGGCGAACTTCAACCTCGCCAGCAGCGACTACGTGAGCAGCGACAACACGCTGACGAACGGCGGGTTCGACTCGTTCACGGGCGGCGTACCGGACTCGTGGACGATTACGAGTGGCGTTGCCAACGTGTCGCAATTGTCCAGCGGCACTTTCCGCAATGGCTCGGCCCTTCGGATCAACGCCGCGACATTGACGGCGTTGCAGCAAACGGGTTCCAATCGAATCTTGGGCCCGAATCGGCGGCTCATCTTCGGGTTCTGGGCTAAGAGGGTGAGCGGTTCCACCATTCCAATCTTGCCGAACATCTATCTTGATCTTGACAATGCAACAACTGGCGCAACCGTGGATTCTCTCGGGGCGGCCGTCACCAGTACATCGTGGAACTTGTTCACGCAGTCGTACACCATGCCGTTCTCGGCGCCAGTGGATAACGTGCGGGTTACGCTGTCGTGCATTGCGAACGTGGGCAATGTGTACGCAATTGACTGCGCCTTTGTCTACGCACCGTCGCAGGCTGGCGTGAACGGGCAGTTTGTCCAGATCATCGGTGGCAGCACGGACTGGCGGATCGGGGACTACGCCACGGTGCAGATCACGAACGACTACGCCAGCACCGTGCTGGCCTACACCGAACGATTCTTCGCCCCGTTCGCCAGCGGCATTGAGTTGGCGACATCCGGCAGCCCGACGATCAACAACAGCGTCATCCCGTGAGCGTCAACGATTCGCCTACGACCATCGGTGCGTTCTTCACGGCTGTTGCCAGCAGGCTCCAGACGCAACTGTCGGTCGCGGCGAATCGCATCTTCGTGGTGGACAGGCTGCGGCTGATCGACCCGAACGTGCCGAACTTCCAGATCGAACCCATCAGCATGAACATCATGGCGGATGAGACAGGTACTAACGCCTTCTATCTGGACTTCCGTGTGCATGCTGTGGTCAAGAGCGAATATGACTACAGCAGCAAGCCGACCCAAAAACTTGTGCGAGCCACGGCAGACAAGGGAGCCTTCCAGTTGGCAACGGATGTCGCCTCTGCGTTGAACAAGCATGAAGCGACCGGGGCATCAAACATCGTCATCATGTCTCTGGTGAATGGCGGCGTAGATCAGACCACCGGGCTGTCGCATGCGACGGCGACCTTCCGCACCATGTTGAGGGTGTTCGCAGATGGCTGAAGACCTCGGCGAAATCACGATCAAGTTCGGGGACGGCGACGGCGACGCGAATCGACGTCCAAGCGGTGCCGGACAGCCATCACAAGCACACACGCGTACCGTGGCGGATGCGGCGCGTGCGGCTATGTCTGGGATCTTGGCGAACATCCCGCTCATCACGAGGGTCGCGCAGGCTGGTGTTCAGGGCTATGGGCTCGGCGGCGTGGTCGGCGCCACTCGCGTGGCCGCGACGGGAATCGCTGCCGCTGGTTTGGGTGCTGGAGCCGTACTGGCACCAGTGCTGGCTATCGCCGCAGGGGTGGGTGTCATCGGCGTTTCGGCTTTGGCGATTCGGTCGGCAGTCGGCCGAATCACCGACAGGGTGAGTGAACTGGCGGCAGTCAATGGCCCGATGGCACTGCAAGACGCCATGACCCGCATTTCCGAAATGCGGCGAGACATGCGGGAGGCTCGCATCTTGGGGCCGATGTATACGCAGGTGTCCCAACTGGTGAACAAGATCAAGGACTTGTTGCAGCCGTTTCTGATGGCCTTTCGAGCGGCGCTCATGTCCATCATCATTCCGATTCTTGAGAACATCGCGGACTACCTCCAGCGGCTGTTCAATCTGATTCCGGTCATTGCACAGTACTTGTCGAACCTGTCGAGCGGCCTGCAATCGGTTGGCGGGGTGGGTGGTGCGTTCAGCCTCTTGAGCAAATCACTTCCGGGCATGCCGGCCGGCGTATCGGGGTTGTTTGGCATCTTGTCGTGGCTGTTCCCGCCTTCGCAGACTTCGGGCACCGCCAGCACGCTGAACAACATCGCGAACACGCTCATGCAATTCTTCCAGTCGTACAAGAATCAGCAACAGCAGGGCACCAACGGATGGGCGGTGACTACCTTGAATGCCTTGGCGACGGGTGGCGTGATGACGCAACCGGCCAATCTGCCTGCACCGATCTTCGTGCCCGTTCGCTCATCTTCTAGCCGTGGTCGCAGACCATCAGGGCCGACGCCATGAACCTACGCTACACCACGCCGAGCGGTACATCGGTCACGCTGAATCAGGTTCGCATCACCGGCTTCAACGTCGAAAACCAGTTCGACGGCGACGCCTTCAACCGATCCGGCCGAAGGGAAACGATCAGCGGGACGGCCATCATCAGCGGAAACCCGCTGACGAGCAGCACCGGCGCCATCGACGTCATCCGAAACAGCCTGAATGCGCCCAGAGGCAAACTGGAAGTGCAGTTCGATACGGCTACGGGAACGTGGTACACGCTCGTGGACGGCCGGGGCGGATCATCACAAACGCCGGCAGACGCTCGCAACGGGCCGATCCCCACGGTGTCGGTGAGTCGGATTGAGGGAACGCATTCGGCAGCCGTCACCTTTGTTTCGTTCTCGTACACCTATTTCGGGTGCGGCGATACGCGAATCCAGAAGTTTGAAATGTCGGTTACTCAATCGCTGGACGAAACCGGATTTATCACGATGACCCGAACCGGGTCGATTCGTGTCGCGGCTGGTTTGGGAGCAGGCGGTACATCGGTCTACACAAACGCCAGCCCACAGATCATTCCAACGGTCAGCAACGTGGACGTCGGCCCCAGTCCAGACCTCTATCGGAATCTGGTGTCCGGTCGGCCTGGCCCGTTCTTCCGGCGAGTACGCCAGGACTACACGCTGGACTCGTCACTGACCACGCTGTCGTTCACGATTGAAGATCGGATGGTGTTCCGTGAACTGAAGTATCCGGTGATGATGGGCGATGCGTCGTTCGGGTACGAGCGAGCCCTTGGCGGCATCTCCATGCTTGGCACGAAGACGTTCACGGCGCAATTCGAGGGCGGCCCAGATACGGCTCCGGCCGACCTTTTGAAGGTGGCGGTCGAAGCGGCTGCGGCTCGTATCGACTTCGTGAATGATCTTGTGCAGTCGATCAGCGTCAGAGAGCCCAACATCTTCACGCGGAACCGAATCGAACTGACGGTTACGGCCGTGGGGCAGAGCGATGCGCCGGTCGATCTTTCGGTGGTCAAGGCGATGTTCACCGACCCTCATTCGGGCGGCACGACTCGCTACGTGTCGGCCTATGGGTCGGGCGGTGTGTATGTCAACACGGCCAACGGATTGAAATGGGACGCGTGCCAAGTCCCTTCGATCATCTCCACAATCGTCGCAGAGAATCCCGACTCGGGCTCCCAGACGGAAAGCACGCTAACCGTCTTGACCGCTCCTAGCGATGCCGATTTGGAAAGCACAGACGGCACGTCCATCGAGGTGGAGCCGGTGCAGGTGGACTCGCTGAACCCATCGGACAATCGAATCAAGCATCTCGACGGCCAGCAGGACATCAACACTGAAGACAGCGGAATCCGATATCTGGAAGCAATGGGTGGTGCAGTTCAGTGGCCCATGCAAATTCGCATGCCGCAGGTGGTCATAACGCAGACCGTGAAATACATCTCCAACACGGAAAGCGCACCGATCCCATATCCGAGCGTGGATGATCCGTTTGTCGTGTTGACCGAGCGGATCAGCGTGAACAATGCTCCGCCTGATGTCACGGGCAAGCCGGTGTTCGCGGTCGTGGCTACTCGTCAGATTCAGGTGCAGACCTCAAGCAGCCTGAACACGCGACTGGTCGGAGAGAGCATGCCCCGTCGTGTGTGGTCGCCGCAAAGTGTCCAGCAGGCTCGGGGGCTCTACACCAGCGGGAACGCCATCAACAATCTGCAAATCACCGATGCGGGCGGCGAGGTGCGGGCCGATTATTCTTCGTCCTGAACATGAGCAGCGTGTCCGGCGTCATCTATGCGGGAAACGATTTCGTCGGCTACGTCATCAATCGCAGCCCGGAGTTAGATGCTGACCTGCGACGGGCCGGTATCGACCCGGATCAGGTGAACTATGCCAAGACGCCTCTTATCGGTGCATCTCGGCATGCCGAGATCGTGGTGTTGGCGTTCATGGCTACGAGTAACGTCCAGCCTCGTCCGTTCGACTTTGGAGCCCAATCGGCTCTGGCAGGCGGCTCGGCGGACATCCTCTACGGCGTTCGGCTGTACGAACCGCAGGCCGGTGTAGGCGGTGGCACGTCTGGGCCAATCAAAGACGTCGGCCGCGAGGTGCCTCGACCGGACATCATCGACACGGTGCCCCAGCAGCCACAGGTGCCGGACTTCCCAGACGAGCCGGCTCCGGGTGGCGGCTTCTCTGGTGACGTTGGCCCGCAGACTGCGGTGGCGTTGCGTTCGGCGTCCGCGACGGCTGCCGCGAATCTTGTGGCGTTCCAGTCCGGTCGGCAGATGTGGTGGACAAACCTCACGCTGGTCGAGGCCGAGCAGGTCTTGGCGAGCGTGGCAGGCGATTCGCGTATCCGAATGTCGCCGGGGAATCCCGGCAACGGCGGCTCTCTGTTCCTGCTGCGGTTCGTGGATGCCCGGATGCGATTCTTGGGACAGACGATCTGGGCCGGCACGACCACGAACAACACGGGCACGGCACGCGACCAGTGGAACATGCTCGCGGAGAATCCGCTGCATCTCGTCGCGGCGACGGCGAAGTCCTCGACCTATGTACCTCCGGCGGTGGCTGGCCCGGCGTATCGCGGTGCCGGCGTCCTGAACACCCAGATCATGCGGGGCATTCCGGCGCCGAGTCGGTGGTATCAGGACGAGTGCTATACGGCCGAGGAGATCATCGCGGCCTACGTCGGCCAGTCCACGCTGGGACAGTTTGGTCGCAGCCCGATCACCTACCGCTACAGCACGCAGGCGAGGGCATCCGAGCGGAAGGGCGACATGCTGAACCTCGACCTGCGAGGCAAGAGCATCGGGCAGGCGTTGGACGAGGTGGCGGCGCGTATCGGGTGTGTGTGGGCGTGGGACAGGTACGCGGCCAATCTGGAACTGAAGCCGTTCGACTTCGGCGTGCCGAATGGGAGCGCGGCGAACTATCCGCTGTCGCTCTGGGAGTCCTTCAACGCGGCGTTCCGATGCGGTGGCGGGTTCAGCGTGGTGACGAACGACATGCCGTACCGAGTGGCTTCCGTTCATCCGGTGCGGTATGTCAGCGTCTACGGCCGTGCGGACGAGTCGAACATGTATGTGGACTGTCGGAGCATGGCGACGCCTGACGGTGTTCGGTCGCCCACGATCCAAGCCTCGGGATCGCCTCCGCTCTACTACGCGACGCCTGGCAGCGGCACCGGCCGCGTGCATTTCTTTGGCGACCATGTGCCTGCCTACTACGGCATGCAGGGCTCGGAGGCCGATCTTCCGATCTCTGCTACGCCTCCGGTGTCTGGCTGGTCGATCTGGAACGCCACGGTGCCGGGGACGCGGTGCAACTGGTGGAGCAAGTCCTGGGCGACAAGCATCGCCAACAGACGGCAAGACCTGTCCGACCGATACTTGAAGGCGGGCATTCTCATAGACGGCGAGGTGATTCTGAACCGCCTGCCGGCCTATGGCACGGTCGGCCCGATGATGTCCTCCGCTCCGTGTGCGAGCCTGAACTGGGACGAGGTGCGTTTCGGCATGGGTGGCGAGCCGTTGCAGTATCGCCTGTGGGGCAAAAACAACGATCCACTGATCTTCCCGCACCTGCTGCCTGCGGATCGCGTGCAGGGGCTGGGCATCGGGCAGACCTACAGCGCGCACGGCTGCTTGAACCTCCAGCGGTTTGAGCGTCGCAGCGGCATCGTGCGGATGTTCCTTGCCAGTTTCGCCCGCATCGAAGTGCTGAAGCGTGACCCGCAATCGTCCGATCCATACGTCTGGCTGTATGCGTTCACGGAGGTGTCGCCGGACAATCTGGCGAGCGGCAGTTTCCGCAAGGGCAACGAGTGGGGCGACGAGGCTCTAGCGATGGAGGGCCGAGCCTTGAACCTGTGCGAGATGGCACCGCTGGACGTTGGCACGGTATCGGCCACGCCGGACTTCAACTTCGACGGCGGCACGCTTCGATACAACCCAACGGCGAGCGAGGTGAAGATCGTCCGGGCGGCCCCTTCTGGCATCGCTCCGTGCTACGAGTACATCACGCCGGCCGGCATGACCGTGTACTACCTGTTCGCCCCGCCCGGCGTTCGCGTGTTCTGCCCCGGCAGCACCACACCGCTGCTGGGCACGGGCTGGCAGAACAGCGGTGCGAGCGGTTCAGCGTTTGCGGATCGTGTCCCGCTGTCGGGTATCGTTTCCGAGATGCCGGTCGCCAATCGGGAGGTGCCCATCGCCAGCACTGCAACGGAGTCGAATCCATGAGCCAGAGTTTCCTGCTGCGTAAGGCGTTGACCACGGACGAGGCTCCGCTGCTGATCGCGGCGGGCTCGTCGTACTTCTTCCGGCGTATCACGATCTGCAACCAGAACAACAGCACCGTGCACGTGTTCCTCGCAGTGACAGCGGGCCGGGCTTTCGCGGAACAGGGTGACTGGGTGCTGTACCACTATGACATCACGGGCTACGGCATCCTCACGCTCGAC